TTCCTATCCAGTCTCATGCGGACATCACCAAAGCCATTAGCTTTATGCATACGAATTACACCAAGGCATTAGAAGAAAATAAGCCTTTGGTGGTGAGGATTGATCAGAAAGAAGAAACACTTTCACATGCACAGCGGCGATTGTATTGGCTTTGGATGACTGAGTACGGCAGACAGCGTGGACTTGATAAAGAGGAAGCATCTGCATTCTTTAAATATAAATACCTTTCAATTATTTATAACCGTGACAATGTTGGCGAATATCCAGAAACATTTAGGGTCATGCGTAATCTTAAAAAATCAGGAAGTTCAGGCTATGAGCCATTAAGGCAATTTGTGGCAAATAGAATCAGCATCACGGAAGCCACAACAAAGCAGATGACTGAATTCTTAACTGATATTGAAATGTGGTGCTTAAAAGATGGTGTGAAGCTGACTTGTCCTGATGATCTTAAATATGTGATGGGGTAACTGTTCTTTTTTTGGGTAGGTGTTATGAAAAATCTAAAACCGCAACAAGAAAGATTTGTTGTTGAGTACTTAAAGACACCAGAAAATGCAACTGATGCAGCGATTCGCGCAGGTTACAGCCCAAAAACAGCAACAGCTCAAGCCTCGCGCCTGTTAACAAATGTTAATGTTAAAAAAGCAATTGATGAAGCACAGAGTGAAACGAGAGAGCGTGTGAAGGAAGGGGTTGGTTTAACCATTGATATGGTTGTTCAGGGTTTACTGAATGAAGCTAAAGACCTTTCCGAAGGCTCTACCCAATCAGCACGTGTGAGTGCTTGGGCACATCTTGGTAAGCATTTGGGTATGTTTAAAGATAATGTTGTGCATTCAGGCGACCCAAACAACCCAGTGAACATGAGTTTAAAGGTGGTATTTGAAAATGACGGAGAAAAGAGTACCGCTTAAATTCAAACCACTTTACATGCACCAGAAGAACAACAAGCTGTTTTACGTTTATCACGGTGGTCGTGGCGGTGGTAAGTCTTGGGAAATTGCAGACTTTTTGCTGATTGAGGGCGCAAAACAAAAGCACCGCATTTTATGCTGTCGTGAAGTGCAAAAGTCAATTAAGCAGTCTGTGCATAAGCTCTTATCAGATCGCATTGCTGCGCTCGGCCTGGGTGCATTTTACGAAATCTTAGAAACAGAAATACGTGGCAAGAATGGCACAGAGTTTTCTTTCGCTGGCTTGCTGAATCACACAGTTGAATCAGTTAAATCGTTTGAAGGTGCAACAATCACGTGGATTGAAGAAGCGCAGACGGTCAGCTCGTTTTCATTGTCTATCTTGATCCCTACGGTTGTTCGTACTTCTAAGCCGATGGTTGTCATGTCGATGAACCCGAAGCTACCAAGTGACGCGGTTTATTCTGAATACGTGATGACTGAGCGTGACGACACGGTTGTGGTGCAGATCAATTACACAGACAACAAAGAATGCCCGACCGAACTGGTCGCACTTGCTGAGCAGATGAAGCGTGAAGATTACGAGCGCTATGAACACATCTGGCTTGGCAAACCCAAAGAAATTGCAGATGGTGCAATCTACAAGGCGGAGTTTGAGCAGATCAAGCGTGAAAATCGTATCTGCAAAGTTCCGCATGATCCAAACCTACCAATCTACACTTCATGGGATTTGGGGATTTTGGACAGCACTGCGATTTGGTTCTTTCAGATTTATGGCAAAGAAGTTCGTGTCATTGATTACTATGAGGCGAACAACGAGCCATTGGCACATTACGCACGAATACTTGATGAGAAAACGCAAAGCTTTGGTTATCGCTATGAAAAACACTTCGCTCCACATGATATTGCAGCGCGGGACCTTTCTAGTGGTGTGAGTCGTGAGCAGACTATGGCAACCCTTGGCTATCGAATGACGAAAGGTGCAAGACTGGGTGTTGAAGATCGTATTGAAGCCACACGTCAGATGCTAAAAAACTGCTGGTTTGATGTTGATAAATGCAAACATGGTGTCAAAGCATTGCAGAACTATCGTCGTGAATTTAACGACAAACTAGATCAGTTTAAGGCAACCGCTGTGCATGACTGGGCTTCACATGGCTCGGATGCATTTGGCGAGGGCGCTTTGAACATCAACAAAATGCACGAACAAAAGAAACCATCCGCACCACTTTTAAAGAATGCTTCAAGTTGGCAGAGATAACACATGAGCAAAGACAAAAAACAACATGAGCAAATCTTGGCTGATGCTAAAGCATTCAAAAAAGAGGCGCAGGACTACTGGCAAGAAACTTTCGACCGCGGTCACGATGACAAAGAGTTTGTAACGGTTGAAGGTGGTCAGTGGGACGCAGCAGCACGCGCAAAACGCACAGCAGAGGGAAAACCAACGCTTGAGTTTAACTTGCTTCGTACATTCGCTATGCAGCAAATTAACACCATGCGCCAGAACCGACCGCAAATCCAAGTCGTTCCAGTTGATAACGGTGCTGATACTGATATTGCTAAAATTCTCGGCGGTCTGATCAAAGATACTGAAGAAGCAAGCAATGCAGAGGATGCAACCGATCAGGCAGCAGAAAATGCTGTCTTTGGTGGTTTAGGTTTCATTCGTTTAGCGACTGACTATGTGAGTGATGATTCATTCAATCAAGAGCCGCGATTTGTTCCGATTGAAAACCCCGAGGCTGTTTTACTTGATCCACTTTCTAAGCGTCTTGATGGGTCCGACGCGACCAAGTGCTTGGTTGTTGAATGGGTGAAGAAAAGCGCAGTCAAGGCTCAGTATGGTGAAGAAGCCACTGACTTTGAGATTGATGGTGCAACGGATTGGGAGAACAAGCCAGACGACACAGTTTTAATTGCTGAGTATTTCTATAAAGAAGATGTTAGCGATGAGCTGTTATTGCTTGAAGATGGCTCAACCGCATTCAAGTCTGAACTAGCAAAAGAATGGCATGAAGAAGATATTGAATCTTTCACTGTCGAATCACGACCAAGCAAGCGCACTGAAATCAAGTGGGCGAAAATCTCAGGCAGTAAAGTTTTAGAAACTGGCGTTTTCCCTGGTAAGTTTATTCCAATCGTTCCTGTTTATGGTGCGGTGAACTGGATCGGTAACGAGCGTCATGTATTCTCATTGATTCACTTTGCTAAAGATCCACAACGACTGTTCAACTACTGGAAGTCGGCCGAAGCACATATTTTACAGAAGAACCAAGATGATATTTTGGCTGTAGAACATGAAGCAATTGCAGGCTTTGAGGATGAATGGCTAAATCCGGGCAAATATGGCGCTTCTCGTTATCGTTCACGCGATGAAAGCGGCACACAGTACGCAGCACCGCAACGCATTGGCGCAGCACAGCCACCAGCAGGGATTTTAAACGCCACAACAACATCTCAGGCGCTTATTTCAGACACATTGAACATGCACGCACCGCAAATGGGTCAGGATGTTAATTCTCAGTCAGGCCGAGCAATTGGCTTGCTACAGCGTCAAGCAGACACAGCACATTTCCATTTCCAAGACAACCTGAATAAATCATTACGTCAATGTGGACGCATCTTGGTTGATCTATATCCGCGCCTTTATGACACGCCTATGGTTCGTCGAATCATTGGTATGGATGGCGAAGAAGAAATGGTCAAGCTGAATGCTCAACCTGAAACACCGGACGAAATGAGTAAGGCTATTGATGGTGTGTTAAACAATCTTTCAATGGGTCGTTATGACGTTCGTATTGATACTGGTCCAAGCTTCAATACTCAACGTGAGCAGTCGTTCCAGTTGCTAATGCAGGTTGCACAGTTCGCACCAGGCGTTATGCAGTCGGCAGGCGATTTAATCATTAAAGACTCGCCATTAGTGAACGCCAAAGAGATTGCAGACCGCATCAAAAAGACCATGTTGCCGCAATTACTTGAAGATGATCCAAGTGTGCCGCCTGCTGTTAAAGCTCAGGTGACGCAGATGCAGCAACAAATGCAAGAGCAGACACAGCAAATACAGCAGATGGCTCAGCAATTACAAGACAAGCAAGCGGATCGGGATGTGAAGAT